GCAGACACTCTTGGCACTGTTCAGTTCCTCCGAGTTAATCGCGCCTTTGTTACGTCTGGGCAAAACACAGGCAACATTGACATTGAATATGGCGCGGCCGGTGGCACAACCATCGCTCGTATTTCCGCTGGTCAAGGTCAGACACTGATGGCGGTCTATACCGTTCCTGCAAACAGAACACTATACATGACGCAGTTAGCCGCCTCTTGTGAAGCAGGGGCGGAGTCCACTGTTGATTTGTTTGCTCGTTTCTTTGGTCAAGACAGCTTTCGTATTCAGCATATCTTAGAAGTAGCTGGCGGCGGTCACTACCGTTATCCCTTCACTATCCCGCTACGCTTTTCCGAAAAAACCGACATCGATCTTCGCGCAGCTGTACGCAGCAATAACGCTCGTATCACCGCAGTATTTGATGCTATACTGATAGATGAAGAAGGACCAATGTAATGGCTATCACTTATCGCGGCGAAAGGTTTTCTGGTTACAACAAACCAAAACGTACGCCTGGAAAAAAGAAGAAGTTTGCAGTCCTTGCCAAAGAGGGCGATAGCGTACGCTTGGTTCGTTTCGGTGATCCGAACATGAAGATTAAGAAGAATATCCCTGCCCGGCGCAAATCATTCCGTGCTCGTCACAAGTGCGATCAGAAAAAATCCAAGCTTAGTGCTGGCTACTGGTCATGTAAAAAGTGGTAGTGTCATGAAAGAGATTTATCAAAATGCAGTGGCTGGTCTTGTTGTTCTAGGTGTAGGGTGGATTTGTCTTACGCTTGTTACTGTCGATAAGCGGACAGCTATAATCGAATTGAGGGTGCAGGAGAACTCGAACATCTTGCATAGTATGATGAAGAAAGAGGCAAGTCATGGCAATGGGTCGATCAGCAATGGCGAAGCAAGTAAGCAAGCCGCCAATGAAAAAGAAGAGCCGCTCCGCAAAGCGGCGTGGCCCCCGGAAAGCTACTTCACGGGGGTGAGATAATGTCTAAGAAAGACAAGTGTTACCACAAGGTAAAAGCTCGTTACAAAGTGTTCCCGTCTGCGTATGCAAGCGGGGCTATTGCTAAGTGTCGTAAGGTAGGCGCAGCGAACTGGGGTAACGCGCAGAAGAAAGCCAAAGGTGGTTTGGTTAAGAAGAAGTACTCAAAAGGCCAGCCCTATAAATACCGCACTACGAAGGTGTACTGATGCGGAAAAGGTATAACCATTGGTTCTGGAATAGCTTGGTCATGAACGCAGTAGCGCGTAGAGTGTCACGTACGAACGATTGGTTATGGAGAAAACGCTATGGCCGTAAGGAAAACTAAAAAAGGGGCTGCGTTAAAACGCTGGTTCAAAGAAGAGTGGGTCGATGTTCGCACGGGTAAACCGTGCGGCCGTAAGAAGGGTGAAAAGCGCGGGACTCCGTATTGCCGCCCTAAGAAGCGTGTTTCTAAGAAGACGCCGAAGACGGCAAAGGAAATGACTGCATCCGAGAAACGTAGTAGAATAGCCCAGAAGAAACGTCTGGGTCAGCCTGCTGGTAAGCCTCGGCGTGTAAAGTCTTTGAAAAGGAAGAAATAGATGGCTACGTCAGGTTCACGTGATTTTACGCTCGATGTTGCAGAGATTGTAGAAGAAGCCTACGAGCGGTGTGGCCTTGAAGTCCGCACCGGTTACGATGCGCGCACTGCTCGGCGGTCGCTGAATCTGATGTTCGCTGATTGGGCAAACCGTGGCGTAAATCTTTGGACAGTCAAAAGCGGTACGATCAATATGGTATCGGGCCAGACTGAGTATACGCTGACGGCCGATGTTGTAGACATTCTGGAAGTTGTTGTCCGTCGTAGCGGCACAGACTTCCAAGTTGATCGCATCAGCCGCAGCGAATACCAGAACATTCCAACTAAGACAACGACAGGTCGTCCGTCCCAGTTGTACTTCAATCGCCAGACAGAACCGAAAGTAAATGTTTGGCCTGCTCCCGAAAACAGCACGGATGTGATACGGTATTACTATGTCCAGAGGATAGAAGATGCCGATGCCGCTGTTAATGATGTTGACGCTCCTTTCCGTTTCCTACCTTGCATGGTTGCTGGTCTCGCATATTACATGGCTGTCAAACGTGCTCCTGACCGTGTTCAGCTTTTGAAGTCGATTTACGAGGAAGAGTTCCAACGTGCAGCAGATGAGGACGAGGATCGAGTGTCTCTGAAACTCACGCCTAGTATTAGTTACATGAGGCTAACCTAATGGCACGTTTTTCTTCAGGCAAAAAAGCGTACGGCATCTCGGATCGCTCCGGGTTTCGCTATCGCTTGTCTGAGATGAAACGAGAGTGGAACGGTCTTTTGGTTGGAGCAGATGAGTGGGAGCCAAAGCACCCGCAGCTGACTCCACCTCGTAAGGTTCGTGACCCGCAGGCATTGCGTGATCCGCGCCCGGATTCACATATTGATACATATTTCGGCTTTAAGCCCGTGGGTGGTCTGAACCTAGAAGCCACCGCTACAGTCGGCACAGTTAAGGTGACTACATCATGAGTTTTACATACAGCGAACTAAAAGAAGCAATCAAGGATTACACTGAAAACGAAGAGACAACCTTCGTTGCTAATTTGCCTGTGTTCATCCGCAACTGTGAAGAGCGTATTCTGAAGAATGTACAGCTGACTTTCTTCCGCCGAAACGCAACCAGTTCTTTTGTTTCAGGTAACCAGTACTTGGCTTTGCCTGACGACTATCTGTCATCGTTTTCTCTGTCTGTGACCAGCGCAAGCAACAAGTCGTTCTTGCAGCATAAAGACGTGAACTTCATCGAAGACTACAACCCGAATGCTGCAACACAGGGTTTGCCGAAGTATTACTCACAGTTCAACCACGACAACCTGATTGTTGCTCCGACACCGGACGCTTCGTATGCCGTTGAGCTTCACTACTACTACCGCCCGAACAGCATCACAGCGGGGGCGGATTCTGCCAAAACATGGTTGAGTGATAATGCACCGTTCGCTATGTTGTATGGGTCTTTGATCGAGGCTTATACTTTCATGAAAGGCGAACCTGATGTCATTCAGAACTATGACCAGAAGTTTGCTGAAGCAGTATCTCGTCTCAAAGACCTTGGTGAAGCCAAAGAGACCGGTGACGCATACAGCGGTGGTCTGGTACGTAGAGGTAGAACTTAATGTTTGAAGTAGGAATAAACCTACCCAACACACCGATTGTATCGGTATCGACCACGGAGAACCGTGGTCACAAACCCGAAGAGATTGTTGAGCGGTGCTTGGATCGCATTATCTCAATCTCAGACCAGGCCCCGCCTGCTATTCGGGATCAGGCACATGCGTTCAAGAACGCCATTCGTCCGCTCCTTCTTCACTATATGAAAGAAGCGGTTAACAGCGATCGAACAACCATGTATAATGTGTTACGCGAAAACGGTCATGCCGAGGTCGCAGAACTTATTAGGAGAATGTGATGAGTATTTCACAAGCAATGTGCACGTCGTTTAAGACGGAACTGCTGACTGCTACACATGACTTTTCTGCGTCTGGCGGTGACACTTTCAAGTTGGCACTGTACAGCAGCACAGCAAGTCTTGGTGCCAGCACCACAGCTTACACCTCGACGGGTGAAGTTTCTGGTACAGGCTACAGCGCAACAGGCAGCGCACTAACTAATGTCGCACCGACTAGCTCGGGCACGACAGCGTTTACAGATTTCGATGACCTGACGTTTTCGTCTTCGACAATCACGGCTCGTGGTTGCTTGATCTACAACAGCAGCGACAGCAACAAAGCTGTTTGCGTGTTGGATTTTGGTTCTGACAAAACGTCTACCAGCGGTGACTTTACTATTCAGTTCCCGACGGCTGACGCGAGTAACGCCATTATCCGTATCGCGTAGGTGACTACATGGTAGTTCCTGTCGTAAAGGATCGTGTAAAAGAGACCACTACCACGACTGGTACTGGCACGATCACGCTTGCTGGTGCGGAGACGGGCTTTCAGTCTTTCTCTGTAATCGGTGATAGTAACAAGACTTACTATGTAATCACGGACGATGTTGACTTTGAGGTTGGCATCGGCACGTATACTTCTTCCGGCACAACACTGTCACGTGACACTGTTCTAGAAAGTTCGAATAGCGGTTCGAAGGTTGACTGGAGCTCTGGCACGAAGACGGTTTTCTGTTCTCTGCCTGCTGAACGTGCACTGTACAAAGACGAAAGCGGTGTCTTTGACGGCGACGGCTTGGTTGTGAAAGACCAGACATTCCATGGCACAGAAGAGAACTTGTTTTCGGAGACTTCTCCTGGGTCTACCGAAACGGTTCCCGACATTCAGTTGAATGCTCGTTATACCCTTACACAAAATGTAACCGTAACGCTTCCAACCACCGACGACATGCCTTCTGGCACAATCCGAGCAGTAACGATTATCGCTGTTCAGGATGCTACTGGTGGCCGGACGTTCACATTGGCAGCACCGAGCGGTTATAGTATAGTGTATAACAACTCTTCGACGCAGCCAGCTGTGAACTCGACGGCTAACAAGACGACGATTTACACTGCACTGCTGATCAAGGGTGTAACCGATATTTACGTAAGCTTATCTTTCTACGAG